CAATCAAATGGAATAATGTTGTATTCAGTGAAGTTAGGATACTGTTTTTCTACCCACTTCGATAACTTTGTGTTCTGTGATTTGATGCCCTTTGATGTCTTTGGTTTGGTGGGCATTACCTTTAGAAAAGATAACGAACCCTCATCAGTTGTGACCTCAATCTTATATGTTGCAGTGGTAGTTTGCATTATCAACCTCCGAACATATCGTCGAATAGTTGTTGAGAATCACGCTCTACTTCTGCGCGATGTTCTTGCATCCAACGTGCCTCATCTTCCATGCGTTTGATAGCAAGATGCTCAGGCAATCCTTCGTGCATGATAACTTTGCCGTTTGGAAGTTTGTGTTGAAACATAGTTTTTTGATAAAGTTCAGAGAAGAGTGGATAAGTTTTGATAGAATCAGTCATTCACCGAAAAAGGCAAAGTGTGCATCAACAACAAAATCAATCACGTCGTCAGTTGCATTAACGTCGAAACGATCGCAGAACCAATCGACACAATCATCAGCAGGAAGCATAGTGTCGAACATAAAATCCTGAAGTTCAGTCAGGTTGGATTCAGAGAAGAGGTTTTTAGTGTTGTTCATACAACTGGGACACTTTGGAGGTGAGTAACTTTTAATCCGTGAATTGTTGCCATACCATAGCAATAACTATGAACGCAAGGACAGGTACAGCAATGAACCAGTATTCAATGAGTAACCAGAGACCAAAAACGAATCCCATAATTATCAACCAACCCATAGCATCTCCAGCACTAGAATCACTACCACCACGATTGTATGATCCTTCGCATTGAACTAGATGTCCAGGGTTCTTACGTTGAACCCTAGAAACTGCATCTTGTGATGTTGCTGCTTCAACGGTTTCGATGTATGTTTGAAAATAAGGATCGCTTTGGTCACGGTGTGTAACTCGGATGTCATAAATCATGCCCAGTGCTCCATGAATTGATTGAGTGTGTAACCTTCGCCAGTAGAAGTTTCTTCTACTAACTGTTCATAACTGTAGTCCTGAAGTTCTTCACGATATTCTTCAGGTGTTTGATCCTCATCAGGGTCAAAATCTTCGTGGCAGAGATATTCCCACTCCGCCACTAGTGCATTGATAAGATCGGAACGAGTGTATTTCATCGGACGTAGAGATAACCACCTGCCCAATCTGCGCGAGCAAAACATTCTTCGCGAGACTCAATCATCAGAAGATTGTAACGCACAATCTTTGCAGG